CCCATTGTAAATTGTTCTGCTCCTAAAGCAGATACAATTTTATTGAACTGGTCTTGCTCATTGCGGTACTCCATGTTGGATACAAACCTGCTTGCATAGAGATACATATCTAGACCCATGATTAGAGTCCAATCTCTGCTTTAACTTTACCGTGCAATTCATTACGCATGTTATTGAATGCGCCTTCGGGCCAGCCTGCTTGATACACACGGTCAAGTAACTTAGCCAGTGAGTAGGACGGATTAGATTGATATGCTACACCAAGATACTTGTTTGCTTCAGTGGTATCTCCAATTGAATAATAAAGAGATGAGATAATTGAAGCAATAGGTGCAGCATACTCAATAGGAGTTAGTTTGGCTACGAATGCAGCCCAACTACCTACGAATTGAATATCTTTTTCTACTGGTAATCCAAGTAATAAGTCACGCACTTGAACATGATTGTTGATAGCAACTGTAACTTCTGCTACTTCTTGGGCTGTTGGCTCTGTGCCATCTACGAATCTATCAATTTGGTCGTAAATACCAAGAGCAATGGATTTGTTTTGCTCTACATCGTTTACATCATACTCATCTTCAAAGAGTGCTATCTGTACTAGCACATCTGCTTTCTCTGTCATGCTGTCTCCTTTAGTTGTAGTTGATGAGCAGTTTTACCTCATGCTCAGGAGGTCAAAGGCTTGTGCTGCGCGACAGGTCCCACAATTCAGTCTATCCAGAGAAGGTTTTAACCATCTATAGACTTACCTTTTATCTACCTAGGGGACCTACGGAACACAAGGTAGAAACTTAATACCATCCATGATTGCGCCAATGTGCCCAAGCAATTGATGGTTTTTTATAGCGATGCTCAATATACTCCAGCCCCCGCTCAATTTGAAGCGGGGCTGGGGTTCCAGGTTTTGTATTAAGAACCTGTGCTATACCGTATGCACTGGAGTCGGGGTTATCTGCATAGTGATTCCATGCTGACTCCTTACCCCACAATTTCAAGAGGGCGCGGTATTCCGATGTGTTCCATTGGAATCGTTCCTCTACTAATAACTTGGCGTACGCTTTGGATAATTTCTTTGTCCACTTGGCGTCTGGATTCTCGCACTTCACCTTGTCTGCCATTGCTAGCGCGTAGGCTGGACTGTTGGGTAGTAAGAGAGACCAGAAGGTTAGTGACCAACTCATAACAAGCGCGAATACTTTCTTCATTTAAAGACTCCTCTGTAGATGAGATAGAAAATACAAACGAAGAGAGTCCAGGTTTGTATTGGTGTGAGATACGGCTCGATGTTGCCATTAATCGTCATCACCCCACATCCTATCTGGTTCTCCTGAATCTTCACTGCACTCTTCGCAGTTGCCTAGGTCAATACCGTGTTTACAATCATCTGATTCTATACCTAGTGCTACATCATCATCAACTCTTGGCTCACTCATTACTATCTCCTTCTATATCAGTAAGTAATTCCCATAGTATGGGTTGTAATGCTAGTGCTGCTGCATCTAATTTGATTTGTAATTCTTTACTCATGCTGTTGCTCCTTAGAATTTTCACAGACTCTACACATGTTAGCCCTGATTAGTTGTGTTGGTGTACTTTCTATCCCACATTTAGGACACTTCATGCTGTTGCTCCTAGTCTTTTGTATGAATAGATAACCGTATACATTTCTGTATTCCTGTCATAGGTACGGCTTGCCTTGCACTTACCTTGTTCTGTATTTATACACTTGAATATCCCAGGGATATCTGTGCATTGCCAATGATGTTCATGGTTCATTGAAGTACCCTTCTACTGATAGTCCTTGTAGAAAATCAATTGCTTTATTAATTGAAGATACACTTTTAGGGCTTGCTTCTATTCTACAAAGCCCGTCAATCATTTCATTTAAATCTTCTTTTGTGTAACCTAGCATGGGACTGCACCTATCTTTGCCCATGCACATGCGGCACAATAGTTTCTTGGGGCAATGTCTGTTGCCTTGACCATGATTTCTGTCTCGCAACCGTGACAGTATTTTAATTCATATTTTATTTCAGCCATGTTTCCTCCCTTAATCGGTCGTAGTCTGAGTCTGAATCCATGTATCTATCCCAGCACTCTGGATGGGTACCACTAATTATCTGCTCTCGCAGTTCTGTTGTCAAGGATTTGAAGGCATCTTGTGCCAAGCCTCCGCGTAGATAAGCATATAGTTCTTGTTCATCTACCCCTACAACACCGTTCTGTCCACACCATACACACTTTTTAGTTGCGTATATCACGGGCTATCCTTTCCATATTCAACTTGCGTCTCAGGTTTATATTATCTCTATGTAGTTCAGCGTTCTGGCGCACTGCTAGTACTATGACTGTGATGCTAGTGCTCATAGCAATTATGATTGCTAGAATATCTAGTGTTCCTATGTACATTCTGGTCTCCTAAAATAGATTCGAGTCGTAGTTCTCTGTCCTTGTACGGTGGGGCTTGTGAAAAAAAGTAAGGCAGGTGAGAGCCGAAGCCCCCACCTGCCTATCTTTTATTCTACGATAGCCTTGATAACTATCTGATTCCAAGGTGCTCTGCGTTCAGAGTTATCTACACCCTGGCGAGTATCGAAGCGTGTATTACCTTCAGCAATTACTTTGATTACTTTGGTAATACCTGTTTCATCTTTAGGTAGTTCGAGCAACATCTGCTTTACATCTTCATCGAATGCTACAAACGGCGTAGTCCAGACGCATTTGCCATCTGAATTTCTGCGAGAGAGATTACCTTTGATGAAGTTTTGTCCATCACGAGTTGTTGAACTTACTACCTTGATGTTCTTAAGTGTACCTTTGACAACCACTAGGTTATCAACTTCATTGATGTTTACTGTATCCATTACTGTCTCCTTTATATAGTTTAGTTTACTTTGAGCAACCCGTTGGGCACAGGTGCCCACGGGTATTTTGTATGGTGAGAGTTCTTACTTACGACATTGGGCGAGAACACTCTCTAAACTGCCCCTGTTTCGTTCTAGATTATGCGCAGTTAGGACAAACTACGGCTTTGTTTTTAAGCAGGTAGCATTCAGTACATACTTCGTATAATGAACTGAACTCCAAGTCCTCGTCCTCCACTGTAAGGTCGAAGATGTGTTTGCCAAGGAACCAGGATTGAGTGAACCTATCTGCTAGGGAATTGGCAGATGGCTTGAACTCCTCCCTGAGTTCCCTGATTGAACCGTCCATTTGGATGGCTGGTCGGGGCAGGTAAGTTACTGAACTTACCCAATCGTGACCAGATGGTTCAGGCTCAACCTTGAGGAGAGGTTGATATAACTTGCGATACCTGTAGTCATCGTTGCGGTCATCAACCATTTGATGTGCAATATCTGATGCCCTTGCTTCTGCCAAGTCTTGGCATTCGGAGCAGAGGCTATCTGATAACATACAGTCATAGCATTGGGAAGTGACGGAGATGCTGTCGGACATGGTTACCTTTCCGTAGCCAGTATCTCTGACTACACTACCCACAAGGTCATGCTTGTCCAGTCCAGCACCAGCAATGGCAATCTATCAGCCAGCCAACTGGACTTGACTAGCATGATAGGTTTTTGTATTTAACTGGGGCGCGAAACTGTTTATTTATAATGAGCGCCGAGACTGCTGACAGTAACAGGCGCTACTAAACAGTACAGAAGCAGCGCCAGCAAACAGTATTGGGGTCTAAATGACCCCAGACTGTTTAATCTGTACTCGTATACAGTAGTGTATCTACCAGAAAAATATTCCCGTACAAAGAACAGCCTATGCCCCAGTACTATTCTGACCTGCGCTTTTAGCATAGGCAAAAAATTTTTGCCAGAAAAGTGTCCGTTTTGGCTGTTTGGACAGGTTAATACTATATAGGGACTATTTATTATTCTGATAGAAGCAAGTTCTTCAGGAACTTGCGTTACAGACTGTATCTACTGTCTGTTTCTAACTGACTGTAACTATTGAAAACGGGACACTTATATGACTTTTCAAAAGGGGTCCACAAACCCTAGAACTGCCAAGATGGCTGAGGCAAAGGCTAAGGTAATAGCCCTTGTTGCCGAAGGGCACAGTGTCCATAAGGCTATGGAACTCAATGGCAATAAGCCAGATACCGTCCGTATCTGGATGCTACGGGATAAAAAATTTGCGGCGGACCTCGCAGAGGCGAAAGAAGAAGCAAAGAGCAACTCCATCAAAGCCCTTGGCATAGCCAAGGAGGATATCTCCTTTGCTCAGTTCTCAGAAATCTTTATGGGGCAAAAAGCCTTCCCGCACCACCTTGACTGGATTGACCTGATTGAGGGTAGGGAGCCTTCTTGGCTCCACCCAGCCATGATTTATGAGAAGAACGACCCAAGCCGTTTCTTAATTAACGTACCCCCTGAGCACGCTAAATCCACGGTCATTACCGTGAACTACCCGACTTATCGCATCGCTCTCAATCCTAACGTCCGCATCATTGTGGTCAGTAAGACGTTGCTCAAAGCACGCGAGTTCGTGTACGCAATCAAGCAAAGGCTCTCCCACCCGCGCTGGCTAAAGATGCAAACTGCATTTGGTCCAGAAGGGGGTTGGAAACAAGACGCAGATACTTGGCGAGTTGACACCGTTTACCTTGGGAGTGATGCGAGAAACTCTAGCGAAAAAGACCCAACCATTCAGGCACTAGGTATGGGCGGTCAGATTTACGGTGCACGTGCTGACCTGATTATCTTGGACGACTGCATTACTACTGCTAACGCCCATGAGTATGAGAAGCAGATTGACTGGCTTCAAAAAGAAGTAATTACCCGTCTGGGTAAAAACGGCAAGTTAATGATTGTGGGGACTCGAATTGCAGCCGTTGATTTCTACCGCGAACTTCGTGAGCCAAAGTATTGGTCGTCTGGTAAGAGCCCTTTCACTTATATGGGTATGCCTGCCGTACTTGAATACGCGGACAAACCAGAGAACTGGAAAACTCTTTGGGAGAAAAGCGATGTTCCTTGGGATGGCGATGACGATACTCCTGATGAGGACGGTCTATATCCGAAGTGGGATGGCAAGGCGCTCCACAGGCGCAGAGGTGAAGTAACCCCATCTACATGGGCTTTGGTCTATCAGCAGGAGGATGTCGAAGAAGATTCCATCTTCCCTCCCGTCTTGGTGCAAGCAAGTACTGAACGTAGACGTAAGCGTGGACCATTGCGCCAAGGCGCGGTGGGACATCCGACTCAGGTAGAAGGCTACACAATTATTGGGTTTGACCCCGCAATGGGTGCAGGACATGCAGCCTTTGTTCCGATTACCTATAACAGGGCTGACGGAAAAATTTACGTTTTAGACTGCATCAATATGAGCGAACCTACTCCGCAAAAGATTCGTGCAATGATTGAGGAACTTGTAGAAAAGTACCGTCCTCAAGAACTGCGTGTGGAGATTAACGCTCACCAGAAGGCGTACTCTCTGGATGAGGATTTACGACAATGGCTTGGAGCATACGGCGTTCGCCTTGAGGCTCACCATACAAACAAAAACAAGTGGGACACTTCCTTTGGTGTGGCATCTATGTCAACACTCTTCGGAACTATGTATAACGATAAGTTCCAAGAGAACAACCAAATAGAACTCCCATCTGCGGATGGGTCTGAGGGTCTTAAAGCCCTTACTCAGCAATTGATTACTTGGAAGCCAGACACCAGAGGTAAGACCGACTGCGTGATGGCACTCTGGTTTGCCGTGCTGAGAGCACGTGAGTTCATGCAGCAGACAAGTTTCATGAACCACTACACCAACAACCGTTGGTCAACAAGAGCACAAAGAGAAAAACGAGTAATCATTAATTTAGATGAAGCCTTTGCTGAGCAATGGGCTGAGAACT